ATGGTATGGCAAACGCTGCTACCTTTAACACAAACAATACACTTAACATCTATGAGAACGTACAACCTGGTCGTACAATTCAGGTTTGGTATACCGCCACGCCGAACACTCTTGACGCAAACACAGATGATTTTGCTGACGTGTCTGGCCTACCAGATTCTTGTAAGGATGTTGTTGTCCTCGGCGCATCATACAAACTACTGTCTTATCTTGACGCTGGACGAATCAATCTCTCTTCAGCTGAAGCAGATCTAAACGATTCCAAGTTGCCATCATCTGCCGGTGCTGCCGCATCTCGTTATATCTTTGCGCTTTACCAACAGCGTCTAAATGAAGAAGCTCTAAAGTTGTCCGACAAGTATCCAATCCGTATTCACTACACCCGCTAGGTAAGGAAAGCCAATGACTCGTAAGTATTCGTCCATCAGCGTTGAGACAACGCTGGCTTCGGGAATCTCTAACAGTGCAACCACTATGACTGTCGCTGCTGGTACTGGTTCTGCCCTTATGGGTGGAGTCACGTTAGCAGCAGGCAACGTAGACCAGTTTACAGTTGCACTCGATGTAGATACACAAAACGAAGAAGTAGTATTTGTTACCGCAGTATCTAGTGATACATTAACGATTGTTCGTGGTCGTGCTGGAACATCTGCTATCTCTCATACTGGCGGTGCTACCGTCAAGCACGTTCTTACATCTGATGACCTAACCTTCTACACAACAGGTGTGGCAACAGCAGATGCAGCAGTACCTGAGTCAATAGTAACTGCAAAGGCAGACTTGCTCGTTGGTGCATCATCTGGAGTAGTAGATAACCTAGCAGTTGGAACTAACGGACAGGTCTTGACTGCAGACTCTGCTCAGACACTGGGAGTCAAGTGGGCAACACCATCAGATGCTGCGTTAGTACTTAACGCACAGACTGGTACAACTTACACGCTAGTTGCCGCTGACCTTAACAAGTTAGTCACACTCAGCAATGCCTCAGCGATTACATTGACTGTACCTAATGGTGTCTTTACTACAGGTCAACAAATTAACATTCAACAGATTGGTGCAGGGCAAGTTACTATTGCATCTGACGGTACAACTGTACTCACCTCAACTGGTGCTACATCTACTGCGCCAAAACTACGCGCTCAGTACAGTGCAGCAACAATCGTTTGCACATCTAGCAACAACTTCACAGTGATTGGGGATCTATCCTAATGCCAACATATAAGGTTCTAGCTCAGTCTGCACCTAGCGCTGCAACTGCTACAACGCTCTATACAGCTACTAATGCAACGATTGTCTCGACACTGAATGTGTCAAATACAGGAGGAGCAGCAGATACTATCCGTATCGCAGTACGCCCAGCGGGTGCAACACTAGCCAATCAGCACTACATCGCATACGGTGTACAGGTACCAAGCGGGTCACTGCTTGCTATTACATCTGGTATCACATTGGCTAACACAGATGTTATTACAGTCTATTCAACTACAGGAACTTCATCCTTTAGTGCGTTCGGGAGTGAGGGTAACTAATGGCGGTTAATCTAGTAGGCGGAACAACCAGTGCCTCAGCAGCGTTAGCCTTTAACGCACAAACTGGTACTACATATACTTTTGTATTGGCAGATGCTGACAACAAGCTGGTTACAGCAAGCAACGCATCTGCTCAGACTTACTCAATCCCAACAAATGCCACAACAGCATTTCCTGTTGGAACCCAAATCAACCTTATTCAGATCGGTGCAGGTCAGGTAACTGTTCAGGCTGCAACTAGCGGAACTACAACTGTTGTTTCAACTGGTGCTACCGCTGCTGCGCCAAAGTGCAGAGCACAATACTCTGCTTTGACTTTGGTAAAGCGTGATACCGATTCCTGGTATGTGATTGGAGATATTGCCTAATGCCTATTCTTGGAATTTTTGCATCTCAAAACTATGTTCGTGGTTTAACCGTTGACTACCTTGTCGTCGCTGGCGGTGCGGGTGGTGGCTATGACGCAGGTGGCGGTGGTGGCGCTGGGGGTTTGCGTTCAACTGTTACTGCAACAGGTGGTGGTGGTTCATTAGAAACTGCTTTGTCTTTAGCGTTTAACACTGTTTATACAGTAACAGTTGGCGCTGGTGGCGGTGCTGGAACAGCATCAACTCGTGGCTCTAATGGTTCTAATTCAGTATTTAGTACGATTACTTCAACAGGTGGTGGTGGTGGTGGTACGCGTAACACTGGTATTTATACTGGTCTAAACGGTGGTTCAGGTGGTGGCGCAGCAGGTGACGGTCACGCAGGTGGCACGGCGTCTCCATCTGGTCAAGGTAATAATGGTGGTACAAGTTCAGCATCATTTACTACAGGTGCAGGTGGTGGTGGAGCAGGTGCAGTTGGTGCAAATCCAACTGGAGAGACAGATCCTTGCGCAGGTGGAAATGGTGTAGCAACCTCTATTTCAGGCACATCTACAACCTACGCAGGTGGCGGTGGTGGTGGTAAAAATGATGGGGCAGGTGGCTCAGGCGGTGGTGGTAAAGGTGGTGGTTCTACTGCATCTGTTGCTGGTACTGCAAACACAGGCGGTGGCGGTGGTGGTGGAAACAATACTGGTGGCACAGAAGCTGGAGCTGCAGGCGGTTCAGGCATTGTTATAGCCCGCTACTCAGGCACTGTACAAAAAGCAACAGGTGGAACTGTAACCACATCAGGTGGAAACACAATCCACACATTTAACTCTTCAGGTACTTTTATTACTGCCGTTGCAAAAGCAACTGGTGGCACCCTTTCATTTGCTGGTGGTTATTGGTATCACGTATTTACTTCATCAGGAACATTTACTCCGACTTCATCTATTAGCGCTGATATTATTTCTATTGGTGCTGGCGGTGGCGGTGGATCAGGCCGTGGTGGTGGCGGTGGCGGTGGTGAGCTAGATACCTATTCAACTCAATCTTTGTCTGCAACTGGATACACAGTCACAATTGGTGCTGGTGGCGCTGCGGCTATTGCATTTGCCCGTGCTTCTAATGGTGGAACTACAACATTTGCTGGTGCTTCTACAATCACCTCATTAGGTGGTGGCGGTGGCGGTAGCGATGGCAGTGGTTCAGGAGTTACCAACGGTGCTAATGGCGGTTCAAGCGGTGGCGGTTCAGGCGGTAATGGTGCTGGCTCAAATGCAACAATTCCTGGTGGCACATCACCATCAGGTTCAAACACTTTTGCTGGCGGTACTGGTTTTATTAACAACCAAAAGTATGCTGCTGGTGGTGGTGGTGGCGCAACTGCCGCTGGTGGAAATGCAGATAATCTTGGTACATCACCTGTAAATGGTGGTGCTGGTGGTGCTGGTTACACACTAACAAGTTTAGATTCTAATTTTACTTCTGCCAATATATCAGCATTTTCTGGTATGACAGTTGTTGCATCTGGTGGTGGTGGTGGTTCTCTTAATAATTCTGGTGGCGTCGCCAATGGCGGTACTGGTGGAACTGGTGCTGGTAGTGGTGGTCGCGATGGTTCCAATGGTTTAACTGCCGCAACCAGTGCAACATCATATGGCTCAGGTGGTGGTGGCGGTCCAGAAAACAATGGAACTAATGGGTATGCTGGTATAGTTATAGTTCGTTACCTAGCATAAGGAGATCCAAATGACCAAAGATAACGTAACTAAAATTAAAGAAACAAAGCCAACACAATGCTTCTCATTTGAAGTAAGTATGCTGGTCCACATCATCGCAGATGATGAGGCCACAGCCAAGTCACAGCTAGATGAAAAGGGTGGCATTATGACAAAGCGTGATGTCAAGTTAGTAAATACAGTAACTTTATACGGTGAAGAAAAGGAATAATTATGGCACATTTTGCACAAGTTGTAGATGGGGTAGTAGCACAAGTAATTGTTGCTGATACCAAAGAGTGGTGTGAGGCAAACCTTGGCGGTACTTGGGTACAGACTTCATACAATACCCACGCTAACCAACACCCAGAAGGACGACCACTACATAAGAACTATGCAGGCATTGGTTACACTTGGGACGGTACGGGCTTTTCTGCACCACAACCATACGATTCTTGGACACTAGATACTGATACATACATCTGGAACGCTCCAACTCCTATGCCAGTTGAAGAAGGCAAGTTCTTTAAGTGGGACGAACCAACCCTAGCGTGGGTTGAAGTAGAACTACCAGCTTAACTTTTAATCTTATAGACCTGAACAAGTCTCTAAACTGTTCATATTTTTATGCCAACTTAAAGGAGTGTAGATGCCATACGGCGATGATATTACCGAGGGTCTGGTCTATACCCTTTCCAACCCTGCAGGTTCTACAAACTATTCAGCAACAGGTGAAGCCTACGATGTAGCAATCGCTGGCTTGCCGTTCTTTCTGTTGAACTCTGACGATTCACCATATCGTCGCGTAACAGCGCAGTATCGTAAGCAACAGATTGACCAGAGCCGTGAGCCTGGTGAGCAGACGCTGACTGGTTGGTGGCTACGTAGCCAAAGCTCTTTCCACTATGGACAAGGCATCAAGTTCTTTGAACCTATCCAGGATGAGTCGCTTCGCTTCCAGTACACAGAGTCTAAAGGTATTGATGTCTGGACTAAGGGACAGGCAACACTGTTGAAGTCATCTGATAGCCAGCACGTAACAACTGGTGGTATTCAAACCAATGGTCGTCCGTGGCAGTATGCACGTTCTATTCAATGGACTAAGAACAGTAACAAGTACGACGGTATTCTTCTTGCCGATGAATATGACGTGGACAAGATTTTCCCAGGAATTACTGTATCTATTACTAACAAAGCCCTTACTACAAATGTAGCAACGCTAACTACTAGCGCAGTGCACGGGTTATCTGTTGGTATGCAGATTACTATTACTGGTGTGGATGCTACCTTCAATGGTGAGTACCGCATTACTGGAGTGCCTACAACTACAACCTTTACCTACGCCAAGACTGCAACTAACGTTACATCTACGCCAGTTAGCCCTCCAGGTACAGGCGTAGCCGATGTTATTCACTTTGTTGACTACATATCTGGTACTGATTACCCAGTACACGCTATCTGTGATGATGGTGTCTATGCCTATTGGGTTACTAACGTAACAGCAAGCGGAACTCCAAGACTAAGAGTATACAAGAA